CCGAATCGAACCCAGCATCGATCAAGGACAAATCTGACGAAGCGATTAAAAACACTCTGTACCATTCGGGTGCGGTTCCGCTTGTCTCTAGCGTCAACCCTGACGGGAACCCGCCAGCGTCCGTTCCTTCGGACCATGCTGCGTCAATCTGTTTTGTCAGGCCGGTCGCTAAAGTTATAATCGCCTGGTTTGTGCTGTCCCGGCATGCGCCAGCAGATATATCTATGTCGTGGGATGCGTCGGTCCCGTTCGCGATATTCAACCCATAATGTGACGCGCCAAGCATTACGCTTGCTGCGTTTAGGCTTGCAGGAGTTACAGCTGCGGCAGTGTCTTCCCCTGCTTGTGTATCCGCGTCGGTAGCGAACCTCATCACCCCTTTAAGGACGCTTGTCGCATCGGCGTCGATCTTTTCCAAAGTCACTGCGCCTTTGGCAAGTTTCTCCGTTACAATTGAGCCGTTTTCAACTATGGTATATTGTGGCGTTTCGTTTGTCACAGCATCCCCGGTTTCGTTCCACCCGAGGACTTTCCCCGCCTCGGGATGCGGCAGGTCGGTACTCGCTCCGGAAGTATCGAAATCGGGGAGCTTAAACGACACGCCGACTTGTCGGGACAGTTGTTGTATCTGCATAACGATCCGGTCAAGCTCTTGCTCAAGAGTGTCCGGCCTAAAACCGTCTCCTTGTATCAAGTCAAGCCGTTGCGTGTAATCAACGTCCCGCACGACAATCAATTTCCCGTCGCTGTATGTTGCAACCGTAGTAAGCTCACCGCCACTTTCACTGCCCGCTCCCGTTAGGGTATAATCGGTTGTGAGCGTCAGAGGACCTGAAATGTCACCGGCTGCATCTTCACGATAGACCGTCAAATCTGAGTCTTGGAGGAAATAAAAAGGGACGGTATAAACCGTCCCCCCTGTGCACACGAAAATGGTTTTACTAGTTTCGCTCGATAATGCCATTATTCACCCTTCCGCTTTGGGAATATGAGATTGACGGCTGTTCCATCGCCGCTTTCAACCTGGTCATAGCCTTTTTTAAGCCGCTTATATACCTGCGATACTGGGACGCCAGTGGCGTAGCTCCCAATTTCAGAAAGGCCGAAAATAACCTTTCCGGCATCTTCGGAGCTGAACTCGCCAGCAAACATATTAGCCCCCGCATCAACCGAATCCTTGCCAAGTCTTGATACGATGTTCACGAATTCAAGCGCCGGTGTCGATACCGCATCCCCATATCCGCTTCTGAGCGAATACCCAACAACATCGCGCACAACAGGAAAACCCTGCACGTTGTGACCAACAATTTCCTTGGCGATTTCTTCAGGTTCGGGTGGCTCCCCTGTGCGCAAGTAAGCAAGCAGCACCAGCGGGGCGACAGGCTGAGCCACGCACGCCCAGAACATTTTCGTCATGAACTCATGCAGAGGCATCTTCCCAGCGCGAAAGGCTGCAACATACGCCCTTTGTACGTTCCCGAAATTGCCAGCAAAGCCGAAAAACGGTGTTACCAGCCGCCCGACAGAAGCAAGGCCCTCTGTGGACCGCTGCATGTGGGACAGTTCAAGTTCATTGCCTGCGGGCTGCAACGTCCTTATTTTCAGGTCTGCGGTAGAAACTGCTCGTTCAATGTCGCCGCCATTTCTAGCCAATTCGCCCTTAAACGTTCCAAGCCATGACGGGAGGAATACCATAGAGTCGGCCGCTATGATTCCGAAGTACCCGGCCGAAACCAAGTCTTCGTGCGAATAGCCTAAAATCTCCTTTTCCGGCGCAAACTTATACATCTTGCGCTTAAAGTCTTTGTCATACTGCGTATATCTAGAACGCATGTATGCCGACAATTTAAGCACAGCATCATATGAGTCTTTTGGGTTCTTGAAAAACGCCAAATAGCCGATAGCTAAGTCAACCTTATTGACCTCGGCCAAGGCCATGAAAAACCCGCCGAAGTTTTTTACCGCCGTGACCACGTTCCAAGCCATGTAAAACGCCGAACTTTTTTTCATGGCGCTGTCAAGGGTTCGGTCCCACCTAGAACCGCCAGATTTTTCAGGCCTAATGATATGCTTTAACGATGGCCTGATTAAGCGGTAAAGCTCGTTCCCTAAAACCCTTACGGCTTCGGTTCGGTAGATATTGTGTTGTGTTACCCTGTCAACGTCCCGCACAGCTTGTGCCAGGTGGGTAAACCGCAAGACATCTTCGAGGTGTTCACTTAAAACCGACATTGACAGCTTGACCGGAAGCCCTGCCCCATTTGCGGTACGCTGTTTGGAGAACCCGCTTTTGGCCGATGGCGTCTGAAACACAGCCTCTTGTCGAGAAAGCATGTCGCTTTTTTCGTCCCATAATCCCGCCATGAAAGACAAACTGCCGTCATACCGGATCGGGAAATAGCCACCAGGGTGTTCTATCTCTGTCCCGTCATTCGCTCTGACCATGATCGGTCGAGCGTGAACTTTTTTCATGCGGGAGTGTTTTATTTTCAAGTGAACGCTGTCTGCCTGCGGAAATAGAGAATCGACAGAATCTAATATCCCCCTTATCGCGGCCCAATCATCCACGGACAAAATGCTCGTCAACTCGACAATCTGATCTTCCGACATGGGCATGCCGTCGATGGTGAACCCAGACGATACCCTTTGCATGTTGTCTGCGGTGCCAATGTTCAGCGCCATCATGACAACATTTTCAAACGTCCATTGCCGGTTGTCGGCTTTGTAACAGTCGGGAACCGGAACGGATGTCTTTATCTCGTTGCCGTTCTTTTTCCAAGACGTTATCAGTTGCGTCAGGTGAGGCTGAATTTTCTTCCCCATATCCTCTTTTGCCACGTACAAGGCATCCAGAGATTTTGCGAGACGCCCCCACAATTCCCTGACATTCACCCCGACTTTGCTTTTTTTGGAAACCCCCTCCCATCCGTCCATTTGCCGGAATATCCACAAGGGCAACTTAGTAGAAGCAAAGTACGATTCTTTCACGTCTTGGATTTTTCGAGCCAAAGAACCGTGTCGGGCTATTTTCTTCCCTTTCATCTTTGCCGTTTCGACAACCGCTTTCTCGGCAAGGGATGCAATCGATGTTTTCTCGTCGGACAGCAAGCCTTTTTTTATTTCCCGTCCGCGCCCGACAAGGAATTTCAACAGGTCGTCCAGTTCTTGAATTTCGCCCCAGGTCATTTCCGATGTGGCGCGGTCGTCTGTTTTCAGGTTTTCCGATATAAACGGGGCCCCAATCGAGGTTATTTCATCGACGTTTGCATTTAAATCGTCAATGAACTTCGACAGCGAAGGGGTGTCTTCATTTACGTCCAGCCTCCGCGAAACCATTTGATTTCTAAGCATAAGCTGGTTGATCTGCTGCCGGTATTCATAGGCAACGTCCGATTTCACGGCCCGTTTCCATCTGGTTTGCATCTTGCGGTAAGCTTCGTTGGCGCGGTAGTGCGCGGCAATGAGCGCCTCGTTCATTCTGGCTTTTTCGTTTAAGTCGAAAGCCTTTGTCCAGTCTCCCGCTTTGACCGCCTTGATAACCTGTTGGCGGAGTTTCCGCGACGTGGTGAGAATCTTACTGATCCTTATGGCGTCTCCGACCTTTTGCGCGTCGGTGGTCTGGTCGGCCCAAATGCGTAGAGCCTTGCGCGCCAAAGCCGCCCTTCCCGCCGCTTCCTTACGCGCCAGCCACTTGCTTTCAAGCTCCATCTGCTTGCGTGATTGCGCGGTGCGTATGGCTTCTTCCGTGGTCAATTCCTGATCGTGTTCGATTTCCAACTGTGCCACTCGCTGTTCAATCCACTGCTGCCGCGTTTTTGCCTTGGTCATCGCGTCCACGAATTCACGCGCCGATTCATACCCGGCTTCAATGGCCGCATGTTCGATATCGAGCCCGTCTTTTTTAAATAGCCCTTTGACACTTGGCAAGTTTATCTTGCCGAACAGCCGCACTACGCTGGCCTTGTCGATGCCTCCTTTCTCTACCAGCATATCCATAGCCTTGTAAACAGGCTCTTGCTTTATTTCTTCCTTGGCTTGTGCGCGGTATGCCTTGAGTCGTTCATCCAACTTGCCTACGCGCTGTTTGTCTTTCTTTTCTGTAGCCTCTGCGTTTTCGGACGCGCTGCGGTATTCTTTGATTTCCGCGTTGGTCGCTCCCGCCTCTTTTAAAAACTTCTCGTCGAGGATAGCGATCTGAGCCGCAAGTTCTCGCGCTTGTTGAATCTCCTCTTCTGTGGCAACCAGCCGGTCAAACACCCTTCGCAGGTCGTCGTTTATTTCTACCTGCAAGGCGTCGGCGGTGCGGTAAATCTTCACCAGCCACGACTTGAACTGACGGAACGCGGCACGCAATCCGGCAACGGGGGCTTCCCCTTCGCGCAAGTATGCCTCAAAGCCTCGCGCAAATTGCTCGTGCTGTTCCGTGGTCAGCTCACCGTCAACGCCGAGCCATTCCTTAATGGCTTTCCACTCTTCGACCTGCACGCCGTAGGTTTCGGCTACGTGCTGCAAGTCGCTTAAAAAGAAATGACCAAGTTCATGCAGAAAGGTGGACAGGTTTGCGCTCTCGAAAAGCGTGATAAGCGTTTTCCCGTCGCCGGTAAGTATTGCACCACGGGGGGCGGTGTCGGTGCGGAAGAACGTACCTTGTCCTCCACCCTGATAAAGATGGTCTTCTCCAACCTTCTCGGCGACGGAGTTATCAAAAAGCATAGCCCCGTTGCTGGTCTTTATCCCAACTATCTCGTTCGGCTCTATGACGTTTTCATAAATCCATTCATCAAATTGGCCGCGATTCCAGTCCCACATATCGGCACTGTCAACAATATCGGCAGGGTCCAGTGCCGCGACAAAATCATCAACGCTTAACTCTTCGACGGAAGCCGGGAGCCTGCCTTTCTCTTCATCCGCAAGATAAGCATCGCGTGCGAGTTCTTGGAACTCCGCAACCGGCATCAGCCTACTTATGGGTACGCGCCACGCAGTATCGCCAAAATGCGAGATAGCGTCCTGGTCATCGGCCCACTGCGACCATTCATCTTCGTTCAGGGTTTCGCCCTTGAATCGGTAGACATATTCTTTTTTGCTTTGCTGAAACTGCACCTGCCCCAACTGGTGAAGCTCGGCAAACTCGTCAAAATTCTGCCGCTGAATGGTGATGCCGAATCGTTTTAGATGTTCCGCCGCTTCAATTCCGGTCAGCTTTGCCAACACGTTGGCGCGGGCGATGATCGGCATAATGCTGTACGAGGCGTTGTCACCCTTCACCCCTGCGTCTTCTAGCTGGGCCTTAAGGTCGGCTTCAATTTGATCTACCATGTCAGGAGAAATTAGACGCCGTTGCTCTTCATCGTACAGCTCTTTAATCCGGACGTTCGCGGCACTTTCGGCTTGCACATCGGCCTCGGCTGCGTTAACCGTGGTTTCCTCTGCGCTGATACTCAGATCGTTCTGGAATAACGTCATGGCTTGGTCGGTACCGACGCCCGCAGCAACCTTCCCGAAGTCCATTTCTACTGCGCCACCGGTTTGTAACGCCGTGATAAGCTCGGTTCGGCTTACACCATACTGCTCCGCCCATGTCGTTACTTCCTGCTGAGTCATGCCCTGTTCATCGACCAGCGTTTCAATGATGCGGTCTGATTGAAGATATATCTTCTCCACGCCGTTTTTCCGCCCAACGCGGCTCATGAATTCGGCAAACGCTTCTGGCGACCGCTCCTTCAACCGCGACGCCTCGGCGGATGAGGCAACATCAACCATCTTGTTTTTCCGAACCTCCGCTTCCGTCTTGGCTTTGTGAGCGGCTTGGATGTCTCCGGCAAGGGTAACGCCACCTCCAGCCATGCCGAGCACCGCCATGCCTTTCCCGACCTTTGCGGCCACCTGTTGCAACTGCTCCATAGTCGCGGGGTCTTTGATCGTCTGCACAATGCCCTGGTCCTGCAACACCCCGCTGACGACAATGTTAGTCAATTCCTGCGCCATTTCGGTCGTAACTTCGCCGGTCCACGCCATTGCGTAGTTTTTGGCGAAATCGAAAAACGCTTTGCGAATTGTCGGGTTGGAAAGCACCAAGCCCTTAACGCCGTTCGACATAACTTTTCGCAACCCAGGAATGACTTTCGCCAGAGCCGAAAAGCCGACCGTTTCTAGGGTGGCGTTGGCGACACCGACAAGCTCGGCGGCTACGGCGGCTGTTTTGTCGTCTATCTGGTTGCCTTCGCCGTCCTGCAAGGTGCGAAACTCGCGGAACGCCTGCCCCGCTTCCACGTCGTGCGCATGCTCGAAATACCCAACGCGGAGACCTATCCCAGCACCAGCCAAGGCCCCGGCAGGGGCGGTAATCGGTGCGGCAATCTCTCCGGTAGGTGCTGCGGCCACAGCTCCGGCACCGGCACCTGTTATAGCACCGGTCAAGCCGCGTTCCATAACTTTAGGCGACTTCATCGACTCGAACATTTGGCCGACAAGCTCAGACGCTGCCGGGATGAATGATGACAGGCCCGTATCTGTGGTCTCATAATTGCTGGCCGCGTCGAGCTTGGCGAGGTATTCAAGCTGATCGGGAGGTAAGTCTTTGCCCTGCAATATGAGCCGCCGCCGTTGTTCCCACAGCACCCCGCCCCGGTCCATTGCTTGTCCGGAAATGAATTCGCGGTATGTGTCGGTGCCCTTGACGAAACCAGGAACGAGAGACGAAGAAAGCCCCCCAATGTTCTTCACGGCCTCCGCGTTTACAGCTTCCTGCTGCTGCTTTTTCAAAGCGGATGTCTTTTCCTCAATGGTGGCGAGGTTCTCAAGATCGTCCTGTGCCAGCGACATGAACCATGCATCTCTCGTCTGCCCTACAAGCACGGGGGCGCGGTCCCGCAACTTGTCGAAATCAGGCATATTTGCCGCCCTGCGAGCAACGTCAAGGTTGTCCTTGACAGCTTTTTGAGACACCCCTAGCTTAGATGATAAATTGTAAAGCTCTGCCGCCTCATCGGGGCTACGGTCGGCCTGCTTATACGCCTGTTGCGGGGTTGGCGGCTTTTCGACCGTTTCCCATTTTTCGTGCTTCTTCTCGGACCATGTGCCGTCTGCGCGCAAAATTTCCATTTTTTTATTGCCTGCCGCCGTGATGGTGGTATATTTTAAAAACAGTTATTAACAAACAGCTATAAAGGAGGTTTTATGAGATGGGCCTGTCTGATTATAAACGCCGTGCTATTTGTTTTCCCAATTAGCCTTATCATCCACGGGAAAGATATAGATTTGGCCTTCGCGGTAGCTGCTCTCATCATTGGCAACACCATGGCACTAACGGAGTTTGACCCTGTGGTGCCACTTAAGTGCGTGCGGCTTTACTTCCATCGTAAAAAACTTGAAGAGGAAGCTAGAATTGCCGAACTCAAAAAATCATCCTAACGGGCTTTCTCGCGCATCTTCTGCCCATCAACGGTCATATAGTAATGGTACCCACCGCGCTGCCCAAGATAAAAGGCGCTCTGGTCTTCGTCCCAAATAGCGCCCGGCCATTCCCCGGCTTTACGGATTTTACTTACTTCGCGTTGGATGTATGTTTGGCGCTGTTCACGCTTATACCTAGCCTTGTCTGCTTCTGGCGTTGTCTTGATAACCGCCTGCTCGCCTGCCGTGTAGTCTTCTAAGTCAAGCGCCCCAAAATCCCACGTTGCTTTTTCTACGTCTGGCTGTGCAAGCTCCGTCCCCATCTTCACGATTTCGTTATAAGACGGATTGCGCTTGTTGACGCTGCGGAATTCTAAAACGTCCTGATACAAGACCTTCATAAACCGCGCCTTGTCCTGGTCGTCTTTGAATATATCGCGCAAGTCACCTTTAAGAGTTTCAACGGCTTTGCCAAGGCTAGGCACCTCGCGCACTTTGCCAACTTCGGTCATGAGACTCTTGGCGTCTGATGGGTCAAGTTGTCCCTGGTTCGCGGCTCGCATCAAGTCAAGCTCCTGCCAGTCGCCAGACAAGACCTTCTCATAAGCCAAAAACCATTGGTTTAGCCGGTTTGTTTTCTCCCCGTCCTCGCCTCCTGTGGCACGCCTTAGCCAGCTTTTCACCTGTAGCTTCTGTGTAGGCTCAAGTCCTCCGTCTTTATCGATCGACGCAATGGAAACGTTCTCACCGTCATTGAAAATACGGTTGTAATATCGCTCTAGGCGGTCAAATTGCTTTTCATTGTCGATCTTGTCCTGTACCGCATGTTTGTGCGTCAGGTTGGAGATAACGGCGTTCCTGACATCATCGTCGTCAATGTCTTGTGCGAGCTCAAGCTGTGAAGCAGGCGTTCCCGCTATGGATTCAATCCGGTCTGTTTCCTTGTCGGCCTCGAACGGCACCCGCTCCTTTTCGGCCAACTCCGTAAGCGTTACAAGGTCGGACGGTTCGAGAACCTTCTTTATTTTGTCGTCGGCAAGAAGTTCTTTTGTGCGGATTGGATCATCGTGCAACAACGTGCTTAATGCCGTCTTGGTAATCGTCGCCGCCGCCACCCGCTTGCCGTTTTTTACCGCTTGTGCATTGCCTGTGGGGCCGACAATAAACTCTATCTGCTCGTTCATGTTGGCAATGGCAATGTTTATTTCCTCAACACCGCCGCCTGCCTGCAAGTCGGAAGCAAGTTGTTTTTCTGCAACATCCTGCGTGTCTTGCAGGGTCTGTCTGCGCCATTCCTGAATTTGCGTAGATTCCCAAGCCGCGAAGTTGCGCCGGTATGAGTTCTCTACATATCCAAGGTGCTCAATGGCCTTGTCGCGGTATCTCTTATTGACACCGTGCTTTGATAACAGCTCGTCTTTCCACTTGCGCGAGTTGTCGTTATAGTTCTGATAGACCCCTTTAAATCCGGTCTGCTCGTTCGCAAGTGCGGCCTGTCCTTGACGTTCCTGTTTAGTCTTTTCCCACTCTTCAAGGGATCTCTGCTGGAACTCGTTTTTTGCCGCGAGGATGGCCGTGCGCTGTTCGCGTTCTTCCTTCCGTTGCGCGAACTGCATCAGGGCGTTGCCGAAGTTTTCACCAGCGTCGGCTACCGCTTGGTCTGCCGTGTTTCGTTTATACCCACCGACCGATGTCGGTAGGCTTATGCTGCTTTCGTAGGTTGGTATCCTAGGCACTGGTCGCCCCCTGTTGATAAGCGCCATAAGACAGCACAGAAGAACCCACCTTGCCAACTGTGGATGCGACCGCGCCTGTCGCCCGACTGCTGTAATTCTTCGCCGCCACTGTGGCCTTGTTCGATTGCGCTTCACCGCCAACCATAATAGCGGTCATGTCTTCTGCAGATTCCTGCAAAGTTGATGCGAACACATCTTGTACGCTGCCGGACATAAGAGAGACGCCAGCTTTTGCGTACCCTACACGCTGCTTACCCATTATCTTTTGGGTGCGCTCGAATTGCCGTCTTGCCTCAACCGCCGCTTTCTTGCGCTGGTACTCGGCTTCGTTCTCGGCTACTTTTTCGTTGAATTTGGCCGTTTGATAAGAGGTGTAGCCGCCGTAAGCCGCAGCCGCCACGGATACAGCCAATGCCGCCGCCGCAAGTCCCATTACCAAACCTTCCCCAGCATGTAGGCATCAACCTTGTCGACCTCATGCTGTTTCATAATACCCTCAACCTCAAACCCAAGTTTTTGCAACCACTTGGCACCGTGCGGGTGGTCGGCTCTCACATGGGCCTCAAGCCTGTGCAGCCCTATAGCCTCTTGCGCGGATTCAAGCCCTCGCACACACGCCTTCCAAAACTCTTTCGGCATGCACTCAACAGCCGTTCCTGTCCATGCGCTGCACTGCGCCACCCCGGGCCACTTCTGCAAAAACACCCATATGGCGACCACTTCGTCCTCGCACATAAAGCTGTTGATAATGGCGCATTTCTCAAGCTTGCCAAACAGTCTGTGCATGCTCCCGAAGCCGCCATGCAGCCTGACAACCATAGCATCATGCTCACGCAACTTTGGCAAAAGCTGTTCCAGGTGTTCCATTTCGAACGGCACCACTTTAATCATCGTTGCCAAACCTCATAGTTGACCACCAAGGCGTTTATCGTGACGGGCAACGGCATATCACGCCGCAAATAAACGCGCTTGTCACTGCTATAAGCCCCCTCAATAAAGATGGACTTTTCCCCGCTGAACGGCTCAGGGGCTTCGCCAAACGTTATGTTTTCGTTGAAAATGATTTCGTCAAGGTTGTCGGAGCCCGGCCCTGCTTTCAGCCCGTAAGAGTCGGACAATCTCACGGCTACATATGGAAGAGATTTTACGCGTCCAATGCTTGCGCCATCGTTCAACGGTTCTTCAATGGGCAGAGTTTCCAAGTCAGACACATAATGCAGCCCAACAGCCACCTTGCTGGCGGCATAGTCAAGCTCTATCTGCCCGCTAGATACCGTTTTGTTTGATACGATGATGCCATCGGCCAACACGTCAACGTCTTCGCCTTCCAAATGGTCAAGACCCGTAATGGTTGTCGTGGCAACGCCATCATATAGCACGCCACAATCGACAAGGTAAGCATCTGCAAGGTCGTCAGAGTTGAACTCATCGGCCATGTATTCGACATACTTTACAGTGCTGCCGTCAATGGTGCGCTCAACGATGAAATACGGGATATCCCTATCTCCTCCGTTGACACAGGTAACGCTCTTCACGCTCCCTCCGGTCGTGTGCCGGTGCCACCCGACAACCTTGTCGTCCCGCTTGTAGGTCAATGCCATCAGGGTTCCGTCAGAACGCACGCACCACACGATGGAGCTTGACCGCTGGATATCAATATCAACAATGGTATTGCTGCGAAGCAAGTGCTCTGCAAGAAGCGTCAGGTCCGGAGAACGGTAAGAGTCGTCGTCGTACAAATATGCGAATTCATGCAGGGCTTTACCGTCTCGCGCCACGAACAACACGGCATTGCCAACCTGTAAAGCCTGGATGTTCGCCCCGCCAACCGTGGTGTGCCGCCTCGCAAGGATCGCAGACGGCGTAATAGGCTCGTCCTGCCCCCCGCCGTTCATGAGCCATTCGCCGCCCGTGGTGCCGACGGCAAGCCCACCGCGAGCCGTGGTGAGCCACTTGATTTGGTTGACCTCGTTGGAGAGCGTTTTAAACGAGCACGCGTCCGAGTCCGTCACTTCGGCCTGCACCCTGAAGCTTGACAGGGCATCGGTTTCTGACAAATCGATATCGCTGTCGTTCGCCACAACAAGACGCGCTTCGTGCAGCGCGCCAACGGCTGGATATCCGGTCGTGTCGCTGTATTTACCGAGTTTCCATTGGGTGGTTGCCGAGGTCGGGAAACTACCAACCACAACCGTCACAGTGCAGTTCGTTGAGTCGGCAACATCGGTTATCTCGCCCCACTTCCATGCAGCCGAGTTGTAAATACGAACCAGCCGCCCGACATCGGTTGACAAAAACCCCTGCCCGTCATTAATGCCGTCTGCGGCGCTAGCCGTTACCGTAACGCTGCCAGTCCCCGCGGATGCGACTAAGGTTGTCGTGGTGCTGTTTAATGGTAAATACGGACCGTCAAGAAAGACCTCGTTGACAAACAACCATTCGGCCTCTCCGTACCGCTCCAACCTTTTGGTTGGATAGTCGGGGTGAAAGAACCACATAACGTCTGCGCTTTGCGTAATATGCAGATCGAACAGTTCGTCTTCCTGGTACGGGGTTGGGATTTCAAACACATCGCCGCTAAGCGGATACCACCAATCGGTTTCCGTTGAAGGGTTGTAGTTCAGGTTCGCGTCAGACAGCGAGTAATAATTAACGCCGCTATAAGATACCAAGGCTCCATGAGCATACGTGGTACCGCTATCCCATGCGTCCAAAGTCCCAACGGTCAACAGTGATCCGTCACGGCCAAGCCTGATATATTCCGGTCCAATTTCCAGAACATAGGAAATATCAGCAGAATACTCGAACGGCAAAAGCCGCTGTACTTTCGTAGCATCCTTTACGGGCCACCCGTAAAACGTTCCCGGTCTTGTCGTTGCCCCGCCGTGCGGATGAAGGATGAAGTTTTCAAGACGGGCGAGAGAGTTCTTGTATTGCGGAAGGTCCACGCGCCCGAATAGTCGTTCGGAGATTTCCCCGCCTGTGAAGGATGTTTGCCAACGCCAGATCATGTTCTCTCGCTAACGTAGGAGGTTGATTGGTACGGTTCTGTTCGGTCGGTTTGCGCGTTCAGGGTCTTCATCCGCGCCATGCGGGCATCGTACACGCCTCTAAGAGCGTCAGCCATTTTGTAGCTTTTGGCGACGATCATAGCGAGGTCAACAGACATCCTTGCGGCGAAGGCCTGCACAAACGATGGTGAAAACTTCGATGGGTCCTCGACCCTGGCAATATAGAGGATTTTTACCTCTTCCTCGTCTGTCAAAAGCTTTTCGCCCTCAACCTCCCACGTTTTCCCAAATGTCGCCACCTGCACACTCTGCGCTGTCGATTGGTCGAGCATGGCATATTCGTCGTCCTGCATTTCGAGCACTCGCAGGCAATCGGACGGCAAAGCGTAGGCATACAGGTAGCCGTATCCCGGGGTTTCATCAAGCCGCGCCAAAATCGCCCTGCGCTTGCAGAACGTCCAAGCGTGCGCCTCCTGAATCTCGTCTCGCAACAGGCTATATATGGCCTTACACGCTCTTCCTTCTGCGCTGGCATCATCCATGGTTGCAATTCTGCCGCCGCCCATCATGCCTAATGCTAGATTGCAAATTTGTACGTCACTGGCCATGTATCACCGAAAAGGGGAGGCCGAAGCCTCCCCATTGTGGGTTAACGGATGCCGTCACCAAGGTCTGTCAGGGTTTCCGGCTGTTTGTCTGGCTTATTTTCCTTCTTCTTGGTTTTGGCGGGTTCGCAACATGCGGGGCACTTCTTGCCGAGGATGTCGAACTCTTCTCCCGGCCTGCGACGCGCCCCGCCGATAAAGCACATTACCTTAGCTCTTACGCGCATATGTCACCCCTTACAGAGCGTCAGGATAGGCGACGTTGTACGGCACGTCACTGGTCAGGAAAGCATTGACCTTGCCAGCTGTAACGGCTTCAACCGCAGTGGTCTGCAAAACGCCGAGATACCGCTCGTAAGTGCCTTGAGGAAGTTTCACGGCGCATACCTGATACCCTTCGACCAAAGTGGCCTGCGCAATGGCTGAGGTGCTGAAATGGTACGTTGCGCTGCCGTCTGCGGCAATAGCGGCCTGGGCGTCGGAACACAGATGGAACTGCACGGTAACGCCATCGCCAGCGGAATCGACATCGGTGTCAACCTCGATGACAAGATACAGGTCTTCCCCAACGCCGGGGTTGCCAGGGACAGCGGTCATGTCAATGACATCGCCGATCAGATACGAGCCAGCCGCCCCCGTATTGAGGGCGGTGGCATCGCAAAATTCGTTGCGTTCGTCGAGAATCATATTTGCTCCTTTATCTTAAATGCCGGATTCGGTGTTCAGAATGGCGTCACAGCGTCGTACCGGGATGCCGTCGAACATGGTGACATGCTTGCCTGCTACCTGCTCCATGGTCAGCGTAGACGATGCCACTTTGTTCATGATCTGACGCCGCAGGAAACTTTTGACGGTGCGATTACAGTAGAAGGCAGGACGGCCCATGGACAGCGAGGGGATAATTTCCACAGCCTGGGTCATCAGGTCGATGAGGTCGGGGCCGGAAGAGGCGTTTTTAACCAGGTCTTCCTGGTCAATGTTGATACGGCACACATACCGCCAGTCCCGCACAGTCAAGCCGCAGTCCCAACGGTAATGGCTGCGGTAGGCTTCCATGCGCCCCCCGCTGCCGTCAACGTCCTCGATGGTAACCTGCCCCTTGTCCTCATGTTGCAGGCCTGCCTTGGAGCCTTTGGGATAAATGCCGTGTATGGTGTTCGGGCCCCAAACGACAAGCCAGATAGAAGTGTTATCGGAGCCGTCAGGGGTGGCGGCAGAGGTCAGGATGTTGTCGCCGTTTTGTGCGCTCTGATCGTTGAACCGCGGGGAGAAGCCCGTAAAGGCTTCGGGTTCGGTGGACTCATTGCCGTAAAAGAGGGTGGAAGAAAACTCGTTATTCATCCCCTCGATGTGGGCGCGGTCCTCAGACAGCCGGAATGATGCGGTGTTCCCGTTCAGATCGGCAAGAGCCTTGTCAACTTCGGCATAAGCTTCGAGCATACCGCAGGTGTCGGTAATCTGCGCGGTGGTCGATTTTGTCGGCTGCACGCCACCGTACAGCTTACGCCAGGTCGGAGTCGGAAGACCGGTGCGGATGGTGGTCCGATGGCCGGTTGGGAGGTTGCCTTCAAGCCAGACCATATCCTGCAAAATTTCGTTGGTCTGGTTCAACATTTCGGCAATAGTGTCAATTTTGCCGTTGGGGTCCAGCCGCTTGGTTATGTCAAGCAGCGTCGGGTGAGTAGTTGCAAGTGTGCTCATGTTTTACCTTTCTCTCTGCCATCACGACAGTGAATATATGTGCGGCCCTGTCTCTCGACGGTCCATGTTCGTTATCAGTTCATGTCCGGATACAAAATGTGTTCTGGGGTCTTCTCGCCCCCGCCGACGCCTCCCTGCGGACTGTCCTCAGAGAGCTTCTCGCCGATTTTTGACAATAGCTTGACCAAAACGGGAGAATTCCCCATGCCAGACTCATCAAGCCACTTACCAACTTCCTCATCCGCAAAAGTTTTCAACGTCTGGTTGGCAAGCCGCAGGGCCTCATCGTACTTCTCTTTGCCCATCTCCGACGCCATCTGCTTGAGCCCTTCTTGCATCTGTGCATCGGCTTGTTCCCGCAATTTCTCCGGCAGGTTGCCCATCCGCTCCACGTCGAACTTAACGAGCGCATTCACCTGTTCTTGGGTCAATCCGGCCTCTTTCGCAACTGGCGCGAAGGCTTCAAAAGTGGTGCTATCAATTTCCACACCTTCGGGGGCCGTGTATTCCTCCGGGGCTTGCGGGCCTTTCAAGGCGTCCTGCAATGCCTCAAACGAGTCGTAGCCCTTCATCGACTCGCGGTATTCTTCCGGCAATGCGTCTGCCCAATGACTTTGGTTTTCGCCTCCCTGCTCTTGGCTAACCTCTGTCGCTTCCGTTCCCTGGTCGGTTCCGGTGTCAAGTGCTGATTCTTCGCTCATTAGTCCTCCATGGATATCTGTGTCAATTCAAGGCCGCGTTGCTCCAACTCAAGCAAGCCTTGATAGCTTCGTTTGTCCAGTGCGTTGAGGATCTTCAACCCGATAGCGCGCATCCCCTCATTGTAAAACGTCTGGCTGTTGCCGGTCATGCTCGGCTCAAATACGCCGCACTCACGAAGCAGGTCTTCAAGTACTCTTTGCCCGTGCGGTGTGGCAAGAAATGTGCGTCGGTAATCCTCGCGCATCCTGCGTATGGTGTCCTTGTCCATCAGTAAATAGCCACGATGTCGGTTGCGGTCGTGCCGGTATCCCACACCCGCTTTACCTCCATGCTGATGTACCCCTCGGCGGCAGGCCAAACAAAGGTGTCGCCCAAGATCGTGGTAATCTTTACCGTCCCGTAACCTCCTACCCATAGCGATCTTGCAGGCCTAGGAAGGTCGGTGTCGTCGGCAGGTGTTACGAGGAAGCCGCCTGCCCCTGCGGATATCGAGCCATTCGGTTGCATGTCTTCTCCTTATACTGCTGGCAATTTGTCCAACAGACCGTTTAATGCCGTGTCTTCTCCGGTAGGGGTTTGCCCTAAATCCTTCGCCGCTTTTGCCGCCTGTGACGCCTGCTCCATCATCATTTGTTGAGCCTGCGCTTGCTTGCGTTGCTGCCGCATCTCTGCCGCTTCGTCGTCGCTCCGTAGCATCTTCGGGTCAGCCCCAGCAAGGTCGGCGTATTCTTCCAGCATGGCATCAAAATTAACGCGGTCGAGAACTTCCGGATTGAAATTCGCAAGGTTCCCGGCAAACATGGCCGTCCTCTCTATCGCTTGCGTTCCGACTGCTTTCTGCGCCTGGGCGAGCAAAGACGTGTATTCAACCTTGATTTCCTGCCCCTGTATCTCCCTCGGAGGCTCCGGCAGGCGGCCGTTACGCATTAAAATATCGAACACGCGGTCTACCAGAGGTGAAAGGAACTCGCTGTTCTGCCGCTCTAGGACAGGCCCGAGAATGGCGAGCTTTTCTTCATGCCTTCGCGCCACCTCCGTGGCTGTCATGTTTTTGTCTTCGAGGATCATCAGGAACAGATCGTTGAAAAATCCCTGCCTTATCCTGTTTTCTACCTCGCGTATTTCGGAAGCGACCGCGCCAATGTCCGGCGTAATCTGCACGGTCGACCGTATAATTTCGTTTTCCTTGGCGTTGACATAGTTCTGCGCATTTGGGAGCAGCGACAGCCTGCCTTTAAAGCTCGATGGTATGTTCATCGGTGGGTTGACAACCTTGTCAATCGACGCGAGCTTGTCACGCTCCAACTTCTGCAGCATCTTTATATCGCCCAACATCTCCATGCCGGGGCAATTAGAGCCGTAAGCGTCTTCTCCCACCACCTCCCAACGCGGGAACATGGCAGGCTGGGTATTGAACCCGCTCTCTTTTAGAAACGAGTCCTCCGGAGCCCCGTCCTCCCAATAGACCGAGGCCCAAGGCATGTTGTCAGACCCGGCTTTGTTGGGGTCGTAGTCCTTGCGCGGAAAGACGGCGTTAATTACTCGCACCTGCGCGTCTGGATTCTTTTCTGCAAGGTTGCGCGTATGCGGAGAGCAGTTGTTAAGCCCGAACTGTTCCGCTACCGTCCTTGCGGTCATCCAGTACCACCTGAAGCCCGTGTCAACACTCCCTGCATGGTCTGTGGCCAGCGTGTAGCTGCCGACCGTCCAAGGTACACAGCGGATCATCTTCTTAGGATCTTCGTAGACGGCAAAAGGTCCGGTGCCGAACACTACCTGCTCTAAAAACGGCGTATGCACGGCACTGTAGAAGTTTGACCGCGTAAACACCCCGTACATCACCTGCTGAACATCGTGGAGCCACAACTTGGCGGGCTCCCAATCGTTCATATCCTCGTCCCACAGGCTCAGCTTCAGCCACGGGAGTGAGTGCGGTACCAATCCACCTTTGAGACCTGAAACGGCAATCGATACGGCGCGTGAGGCGGTACCGTTAATGATTTTGCTGTGCTTGTACTTGTCGCCCTTGCCTGCCTGCGTGTGCTTATCGACAAACCGCCCATGGCGCGGCAGGATGAAGTCTGCAAGGTCTTTCCAGTGCGAATGCCAATCGGCGTCATCGCTGTCGCGTTTGAGCTTGTACCGCCGCTTAAGCCGGCGTAGTTTCTCGCTTGTAATCATCCGGCCTCCAACGCCTTCGAATTGCGCTTGCGTCGCGTGTATTCCATTTCCGTGGCCATTCTGCTGCGTGCGTTGCCTGTCGCCTGTTTGTAAACCTCATCGGCCGTCTCGCGGTCTCCGGTTGCAGGCACATGGGTTTTCAGACCGTCAAGCGCCGCCTTTTTTTGCTGCCCCTTGCTCTCTTTATATGGCTTCAGTGTGCCATCCGAGAGGTCAACAAACAGCTTCTTGGACCCCCACAGAGGAAAAGGTGTTTTGTTGGACGGCGTCTCTTCCGAGGTCTGTGCAGGGGTCTCCTTGCGGTTCTTGCCGTAAAGCTGCGTGCTGCCCATACCGAGAGCGGCGGTCTTCGCTTCATACGCCTGAGACAACGCCAGTGCTTTGCGCTTCGCTTTCTTCTCTTCCAATTCAGGATCGGATTGTTCCGGTGTGTCTGGCGATCCGCCCATGGTTCCTCCTATAGGTTTTCGAACGGGTCGTATGCTTCCTGCCCCCTGTTTAACTCATCGTAAAAACCGCCCCTTACGTCAGGGTCCGGGAATTCCGCGCCTAGATCCGGGTCAACTATGCGTGCGATGTTGTCGAGCATGTCATCATGGATGCAGACCGGGAAACATATGTATTCCTCGTCGACGAAGAGCTTTACATAGTCAGCCATCTTCCCATCGTGCAACATAAACGGCAGGTGGTGCGGCATCCAAAACCGCCCGGTCTCAAATATGGGAATCAGTTTGCGGATACGGTCAAACTTCGACATCGGCCCACCAAGCGGCGTGATGTCAAAATGGTATGTCTCCTGATGCTGCTTATCCTCAATATGCTCGATGTCCGAGTCCTTGCCGTATTTCTCGTAGCCAACAGCCAGCGGGCGATACTTTTTGTGAAACTCGAACAGCTTCTTAGTTCGCTCCGTCAAATTAAGGCGGTCGCGTATGCCGTCAATGAGATAATAATTCCTGTCCGGGCCAAGCCCAATCACCACCATTGAGGTGTAGTCGGAGCCTTTCTTTTTTTCTCCGGCGGGATCGACCAGAATGTAGCGGTTGAATAAGTCGCTCTCAATGGACGGATAGAACCGCAACCAATCCAGTTGAAACCCTTGCGCTTCGTCGGCTGTTGGATTTTGCAGCATCTGACACCCGAAAACATACGGCCCCATGTCCCGCCTCTTGTCACTCAAGGCATCTGCAGACAAAAAAACCGGCTTGCCGTCTGGCTTGCCGGTATCTGTTGCCGGATAGATGCGTGGTGTTACCGCCTCGCGCTCCATCATTGTTCTGTATGTGTCGTTGAAGTGGTACCTCGTACCTATGTGCCGCCGCCTGCCTCCGTGCGCCCCAAGGTTTAGCGACACCGCCCACCGCTCTGTGACCTTAGCGATCATTTCGGGAGTTGTTACAGACTCCAGGGTGACAACATCGTCATAGACTAGTAAATTAAAATGCTTCGACGTCGGCTGCCCGTCCACAAGCCCCCACGCCTCTACTGTGGCCTCTTTTGGATTGCCTTTACGTTTGACGATAATGCCGCTATCTAGAGACCATTTTGGGGCCTCGCGACGTGGGTTGTCCCACAACACATCAGGGTAGACCTCCTTGAGCAGGGTGTTATGCTCAAACTCCTGCATGATCTGCGCTAAAAACGCTTTAGCGATAGGACGTGTGCAGGAAAATATCCCGGCGGTAACCTCCTGGCTCCAGTGAAACGAGTCCGCGCTGTGTGAGTCGAGAACGTCTTGTATCGTCCGCCCGAACGTTATCAGCGTCGATTTATAATGCTCTCGCGCCCACAGATCTAAATAGCCGTCCGGTCTCTGCTGCACCTCACTGCACCGGTCAAACAACCAGTCACGATCGATGTCCCGACGATGAAGCAACCTTGTCAGCAGGAAAAACAAATCACGCCGCCCGAGCTCATTCATCGTCTTGACGATGCAGCCGTCCTTTTCCGCATCATGAAGGATGTCAGCATAAAATTCATTCGCTTGTTTTCTGCTCGTAAATTTCATGCATTTTCTCCGCCACAGCGGGGGATACCGAGTGATTAACATCTACAGCCCCGGCCACCTCGTGTTTCTCGGTATACAGCCCCGATGCTTTACCTCTGTTGACCTCTGCCGCGATGGCCGCTTGCCATTTCTGATCAGATTCGGCCAGGTCACGCAGGCGCTTTAGATCGTTTAGGTGCTGCTCAAGGGTGACTTGCGCCTTCTCGGCAGCGGGGGCCTGCAACTCCGCTATCCGTGCCGCGACCTTGCCGTTGTCCAGGAGCTCTTTAGCCCTGCGCCAGATCGTCGCCTCTTTCATTTTCCCGGCACTGTACGCCCGCCGATAGGCTTCGGACGCATTGCCCGTCTCGATGTAACCGAGGCAAAATTTTTCCTGTTTCGGCGTCAGTGCCATCATTTACCTGCTAACTTCCTCGCCTTCGGATTCAGACAATTGTTACCGCACATGCACCGCCGCCCCTTCTCCATAAACCGTCCCGCTGTGCAGTAGGCGCGGCAGTAAGCGGGATCAATGTCGGATTGCTTCAAATTCTTCATGATGTGGATAGTGTCCCCGTAATTTTTTTACATAATGTGTATTTTTCTTGTTGACACATGCCGCACCGCTTGGTATTGTTTAACCACAACGACGGAACAACTAACCAAGGGGGGGGGCAACATGACCGCAACTTTCGAAGCAAACGGGAAAGCATGGAAGACTGACGAAGACACCCTCAACATTATGCGCGAATATAGAAACAGTGGTAACAGCTATATGGTAGCCGCTGTCTTCGAAATAGGCGTTGCTTGCGGCAGGATCGTCCAGGTGGCACAATGACCCCAACAGCCCTCAAAGACTCCCTCAAGGCTCTCGGCTGGTCGCAATCGCGGCTGGCCGTGGCCCTAGGGGTAACGAAAACCACAGTTAGCAGGTGGGCGACAGGCCAAATACCCATTCCTCAGTATGCCGTTGCTTACCTTGCCCTAGCCATGAAAGTTAAAGAATTTTCCGGCGATTGCTTGCAGCCCCATTAATTCGGGGCTTTTTTATTTTTATTTTTCTGCAATTTTTTATCTTTTCCTGTTGACACACCGAACGGTGTGCGGTATAGTTTAATCACAGTGAGGGACAAACTAACTAACAGGAGGACATTATGATCATCAGCAGCCAGCGTTACATCAATGAAGAAATCGTAGCCGAAAAGATCGCCGCCGAGGATTTCGAAGTCATGCTTAGCCCCGAGTTCGAGATTGATGGCGCAACCTACCAGATTGTTCTTGACGGCCACCACTCCCTGCAAGCTGCCAAGCAAGCCGGCGTTGCCCCCTCCTTCTGGGTTGCTGACTGCTCCGACCATGACGCCATCGGTCTCCTCGAAGCTGGCGCCATTGATGATTTTATGATCGCCGTCCACATGGGTAACGACTACTACAACACCGAAACCGGAAAGGATGTCTGGTAATGAAACTGACCACTGAGCACAGCGCATCGAGCTATGGGATGCCCGTCTTTGTAGACGACGACAATCAACTGGTTATTCAAAATATTTTTCACTTTTTTTATTTTCCCTGTTGACACACCGAACGGTGTGCGGTATAGTTTAACCACAGTGAGGGACAAACCAACCAACAGGAGGATGTTATGATCGAGCTGACCATCAAACGCCCCAACGGAGAAATCGAAAAAGTGGCTACCGAATTTGCCGGTATGACAAAGGTTTTGTTTGGTAAAATCCAAGAAGCAACCCGCAACGCAGGCCGTGGCGAAGTCCTTGTCTGGGAACTCGTTGACACCCGCACTGACGACGAAAAGGCCGCACTTGCCAAACAAGACCGAATCGAAAGCATTAAACAACAAATCCGTAAAGCCCATGACCGCAATGATGCGATCGCCGTTTCGAAACTGGAAAAAGAACTGGCGGCTATCAAATAACCACCACACAAATAGCCCCGTTTCGTCGGGGAGGGAGGAAGTTATGAAATTTGTGAACCCTTTTCACAACACCGAAATCGACGTCGAGCCAATATCTGTCGGGGTTACAATCTACGATGAGCCGTGCGCCGAATTTACGGAATCTCAAATTGAAAGCATCAGCATGGAACTCTGCGGTATCAAACAATGTACTTGCTGCAAATTTGAAAACCACTGCTACGATGAAGACGGCAAAAGTTATTTGATTATGGTTAAAACTCAGGCCATGACAAAGGATGAACTCAAAGCCGCACAACTCACCCTTGGCCTCACCAACCAGCAATTAGCCGACGACCTTAAAGTTTCCCTCCGTGCCGTCGAAATGTGGCGGCAGGGGGCTAGGCCAATTCCTGGCCCGGTAGAAGTTGCGATTAATCTAATGCTTAATCAGCCCCGCTAGTTCGGGGCTTTTTCATGCCGCGTCATCTCCACGCCGCCGCCCTTAACCAGTTGCGCACAGCCTTGGCATCGGTGGAAGTCAAGTGGATTGTCGCTCCATCGGCAGGTTTTATCTGTCATCCCCACACCACACACGCAAACACGATGCCTGTTGTCAGGCCGAACCCTGCGGAAGCGGAAATGGCAGCTATGTGAGCAAGGCAGTTGATGTTTTCGATAACTCGTTTCATTTGGCCTGCATCCTCTCGATTTCAAAATCAATGTATCGCCGCGCCTTTTTCAGATCCTCGATGGCGGCACCTTTTTTCCCAGCCCTCAGCACATACTTGACCACGTTGCCCAAACAGAAATTAAGCTCTCGCGTCACCTGGATAACCTCGATAGGCTCCCCGCATTTGCACCTGACCCCGGTGTCCGTGTAATGCGGTGGATGGTTAACCATGTCGGCCAACTCGCCTTGCTTGTCGTGCGCCACTGTTGGCTGTCTTGATACGCAACCCTCATTACTGCACTGCAAAAAATTCCCGCTCCTCTCCAGTTCACTGCCGCAATAGCCACAACAAACAGCATCCATCACTCCACCTCCCCGTAAATATCCCCGCCTCTGCACTCGCTCTGCGGCAACTCGCCACTCGCGATGAGGCACGCCTGCGGACATTTATGCCGGTCTTGGCATCCCCGGCAGCATGCGCCGTCTTTTCCCCTTATTTCGCAGCGGCAGCGTGTTTTCATTTAATCCTCAAAATGTGACAGGCCTTGTTCGTGCATCTTCTGCGCTCTCCCTCCACCGTGGCGTTGTCCGTCCCGCACTCGCATACCCACTGGATAATTAGCGGGTAGCCGATAGGCACTTCACCGCCGCACTGTGCTGCCAGGTCGATGTAGTATTGCCGCCATTGTTCTTCGGTGGGCCATACTTCCATATCTGCTCCATAAAAATACCCCGGCAGTGTTTAGCTGCCGGGGTGGAGGAGAGGAGGTGTCTATGCTAACGCACCACAGACAGACGCCACACGGCCAACATGGTATGTCGCCGTTATATGCCCGTAGGCAGGATGTAACGGAAAACGGAGAGGACTTTTGAGTATACCTGGCGATCCGGAACCTCTTCTCAAATTTTCCGTCAATGGCTAAGGCCGCTGCTGTGTATACCGTAACGACCTCGTAACTCCGCCTCCACGTGGAAGGTGAGCTGAAGATCTGTGTCAAAGTCGCACCATTCGCATTTCGCATCATCCCAACTTGACGCAGGCCCGAGGCACATTCTCGCTAATTGCCGTTTCAGTAAGAGGCAGCGATCCCGATCCTCTCGGCTCTTGCTCCACGCTATACGCTGGATTTCGCCTTTGAGGTCGGTCATGCGCTGCTCTTTGTTCATGCTCCCTCCGAAACAAAAAAGGCCCCCAATTTTGGGAGCCTTCCGCTTGGACACATTTCGACCATCTCTTTTGAGTATAGCGAATAGGGGTAGCGAATGTCAATAAAAAATTTACACTACCCCATTTTTAGCATACTGTTTTTTTAAAAATTGGTAACTTTTCTTTTTGGCCAGATCCCGCGCTTCTTCGCTCGCTTCCAAAACGACCGGCAATAACTCCCAGCTGCGAGGCTGAGACTCTTTGACCATTGCCACTCATTGTATTTCGGTTTCAACCCGTATTCTCTCAACGCCTTGCAAACTTCGGGGTACTGGTCAAGCATGTACGGGGTGCAATATTGCGCAACGACAATCAGCGCCCCTCGCTCTGTGCCCGGCAGACACGACATAAGGTCAATCGCGTATTCCAGCCGGTAATCGGTCTTTCTCTCGCTCTGCACCATGTAACACGGCCCTTTTTCTACACCGCCGTTGGCAACATGGCTTTCAACTTCGCTGAACTTTCTCGTTATACCGCCTAGTGTTGGGTGCTGCGCCAGGTCGATAAGTTGGAATGCGTCCTGAAATGCTCGCTCCCGTTCGTCCATCATCCCTCCTGCTGTTTGAGGTAATCCGTTAACCTCCTACCCCTGCCCCATATCTGCTTGAGCGCCGCCAAGTCCTCAGCCATCCATGACGTTC